TAAACTTAATTTCCCTGTACTCTACACCACCATCGGTAGATACATTGTACCTCAGAAATTCAATGACCTTCCCTACATACTCAAAGTGAGTAGGTCTTGTGTTGTCAGACAAAGAAACTAACTTGATTAGTTCTCTATGCTCTGGAATTATCCTTGCCGAAATAAGATTGTAGTATGTGTCTTGAATTACAGAAGCTACCTGGAGAGACTCAACCGAATCAGTAATGCTGTTGACAGGTTCCGAATCCATGTCAGATAGAATAGATTGAACTAATTCGAGAAGATTACTGCGCATTAGGTTCTCTCCAGTACAATGGCTACTCTAAGTTTAGCTGAGTTAGTTGAGGCACCATCACTAGAAACAGTGATATAGTCATTGTCAGTCATCGTGTTATCGGAAGAAGGTTCTACATAGACCATATCACCTGCTGCTGACCCAGAGTGTGCTATCGTGAGAGTACCCATAGTACTTCCTGAGCTATTCCTAATTGTGACTGTGGAGTCTGCACTTCCAATGGAAGCCTCAAGAATTGTTTGGACCTTAATGATATTACCAGCATAGGGGATTGGCACATAGATTGTTTCTACCGCAGAGACATCCTCTAAATAAGCAAGAAAAATATGTTGTCTACGTTGCCAAGAACCAGAGCCGCTGCCATTAGCTACATAGACTGAATTATTTGTTGCCGCAGCTACACCTTTAGGTTCATGCAGGTCAGTGCCTGTCAGAGAAGAGTGTTGGACGTTAGGCATCTAGAACTCCCAATTAAATTGTAAGGAGGGGTCACTAGAACCCCTCCCACTTGTGCAGTTAGACTTCGATATACTCGATGACCAACTTGAACTTACCAGCAGTGAACGTGCCAGTAGCCGCAGTAGTGACATAAGCATTGGCCGAACCAACACCTGCTGTACCACCAACCCGTGCACCGTTGCAAACAACAGCGAGGTTAGCAGCAAGAGCAGCAGTCAGTACGCCTTGATCAATACCGTCGGCATCAATCACAGATGCAGTTCCGTTAGAAGCAAGAGACGACAAACCAATGTTAACACTGGTTCCGCCCGCAGCAGCTTCAGTTACAACAGCAGTAGCACTCTTAATGTAAGAACCAGCAGGAATGAACGGATCACTTGCTTTAGGCGAGATATCCGTCTCAAGGTCAACATCAACAACAAGTGTTTTAATATCCGAATAGGCATTAGCACCTTTGTCGTTGACAGCACCTTGATCCCCGTCAGTCAATACATAGAGACCATCAGCATTATAGTAAGACATGAATCACCATCCTTTCTTACGATAGGGTCGGAAGAGTGACGACACGAACCATGTTCTCAGGACGATACAGTTTGACACCATATCGAGCCGTAGTAACATACTCATGACGTTGGAGGTCTTTGTTGTACTCGTAGTCAACCTCAGGCATCTGACGCCAAGCACCAACAAAAGGACCAACAGAGGCATCAGCCGAGAAGAAAAGATTAACTTTTCCGTTGGTGCTGCCAAAGCTAATCGTCGAGTTATCTGGCTGCGGCAGAGCAGTGTCAGTAGCGTCAGCGAGGTAGTTCGAAACATAGACATCGAAGCCGTAGATGTTAGCTACAAACTTCATACCAGTTGCGATACCATCACGTACAACACCTTCCCACCGAGGGTTGTTGCTGATATTGGTGATGTTAGAGATCTTATTAATCTCAAACTCCACCGAAGGATCAACAATAGCGGTCAGGTTTACGTCGGGAACATTTGCTTTTTTCAGTGCATAACGAGCACGAGCAAAGTCCTCAACGGTGATACGACCAGAAGCTTCACTGCCAGCCCAACGATGCGCTACACCATCAATCGCCTCGTTGGAGTTGGCAGAAACACCAACTTCAGGAGCACCAAGAGTAGTAGTTTCAAAGTGAGCCATAACCGCACGTTCTTGTTCAGGAACAAACCGTGAGATCAACTGAGCCGAATAGAAAGCATCCTGTTCAGCCTTCTTCGTGATGTAAGTAGCCGAAGACAGATACTTATCTACAGTGAAGGTAAACTGCCCAGTGTCCATCGGACGATAGGCAACAGCCGTGTCTTCAGTGTAGTCATCAACCTGTGCCTGACCAATCGAAGGAATATAGAAAGTATCTCCATCGGGAAAGTCAGACAACATACGCACATATTTCTGCGCCATCATTTCATCGCGCAGGATCTCCTTAAGCTCACCGGACCATACTTCGCCGCGAGTGAGGAGATCAACATTACCAGTGGTCATAGCCATTTGGTTTTCTCCTGTTTAGCTTTGTTTTGGGATAAAGAACTACAAACCAAATTTATCGCCCAAGCGTTTTTTATCTTCAAGTATTTGCTGCTGGACTTTTGGTGAGTAGTACTCATTTTTGTTTGTCCTCCTTAGGTTCTGGTACCAAGCCCAGTTCCTTTCGTCAGACTTTTGCATGTTGACACCTTCAGTACGAATAGAACCACTTACCATAGGCTGTGGTGGTTTAACTTGTTCACCAATCAACGTGAAGAAAGCACTTGGAGATTCAGAAGCAATCTCTTGCATACGTTGAACAGAGATGCCTAGTTCTCTGGACTTACGTTCAATTTTGGATTTAGCTTCAGTTCCAAACTTATCTTCCAGTTGACGATTAACAGAGTCGAGGTTCTGCTTAACTGTATTGTTACGCTCTCGTTCTGTTAGTGTCTGTTCAACAAGGCTTTTTAGTGTATCTTCACTCACTTCTCGGCTGGTGTTGCCTTCAGTTTCAGTGCCACTGTTATTATTATTGGACTGTACTTCAGATTTTACGTTAGTGGTTTCCGCAGCCTTATTCTGAAGTTGTTCGAGCAGTGTCTTAGCGTAGTCTTGTTTACTCAAGTCTTCTCTTAGTTGAGTTAGTTGACTTTCTAGGTCATTAATATAAGAGTCAGCCTCAAGCTTTCCTTTAGCTAGGGTTTCAGGATCACGCCAATGCTCTCCCTTAGTCTCTACAAGCTTATTCAAAAAAGACAACTGTGGTTGGCTATCTCCAAGAACTTGCTCTGTCTGATTGTCCTGCTCGGTTTCAGAACCATCAGTATTAAATACGGACATAGTTATTCCTTTTCGAAGGTAATTAGATCAATGATGTCATCAAGTACTTGGTTGTACTCGTTGACAGCTATTTGACGAAGTTCCCATCCAGGCTCTCCGTAATCCCTAACACTCTGCTTTCTTTTGTACTGAGTGCTAAGAATATCTTTCAGTTCATCGAATGCGGTTCTATAGTGTAGAACTTGCACTCTTCTCTGATCTTTGTCTTCATGCTTAGTGCCTC